TTTAATAGAATAACAAGTGGAATTAATTTAAGAAGTGCTAACTCTATAGAGTTGCCATTTCCAAAACAATTAACTGATTCTACAAATTTAAAAATAAACGCCTTTGAAAGAGATCTATTAACAGAACAGATAGCTAGCAGAATAAACAATTATATCTCTGGTGGTTCAAGTCCTACTACTGTTAGTGGTATACCAGACGCTATTCAAGGTATGGGTGCAGGAATATCACAAATGCTTTCAGGTGCGTCAACTGGTGCTATCAACAATATGTTAGCTTCGGTTTTAGATACAAGCGTAGTTGATGTTGCTACTGCAGCTCAATATTTACTTAGAAGAAATTTACCTGGAGATATATCAAGATCAATCGATATAGCAACCGGACAAACAGTTAACCCACGTGAAACATTAGCGTTCGAAGGTGTTGCTCTTAGAACACACTCGTTCAATTGGGATCTATACCCAAACAACGTAGCAGATTCGGAAAGAATTCGTGAGATTGTAAATTTAATAAAGAGAAATGTTCTTCCAACTACTCAGAACCTCGATGGATTAGGAATAGCAAAAGCTTTCTTAAAATATCCTTCTACAGTGGAAATGTATTTGCTTGGTGTTAGTAAAGAGCATTATATTAAATTTAAGCCAGCTATGGTTAGTCAATTTAACGTAGACTATGGCGCTGGAGGAAACATGTCTTTCTTGAAAGGCGGTAAACCTGCTGGTGTAAATATTTCTATGCAATTAACAGAACTTGAAATTGAAACAGCAGAAGATTACGGCGCTGCTTCTGGAGCCCCAGTTGAGATGAGACCGGTCGTGACTGAATCTATGATAGCAGATACAAATGGGCCAGGAGCGAATGGAAGATAATGGCTAGATATTTCGAATATTTCCCAACTATCGAATATGAGGGTCAGCAAGTAAAAGATATTACTCGCAGAAATTCATTTACTAAATTGGTTTCTACTAACCCTCTACTTTACTTACCTTACACTGTAAAAGAAGGTCAGAGACCAGAAGACATCGCTAATTTCTATTACGGTTCTACTGATTATGTTTGGCTTGTTTACATCTCAAATAATATCATAGACCCATACCATCAATGGCCAATGGCAGAAGCAGATTTTAACAATTATCTTATTGAGAAATATGGTGAACAGTCTGGTAAAGTCGGCGAAGAAGTTGTTGAATGGACTCGTGAAGATAACGATGAAAACATCATTTACTATTATAGAGAGGTTTAATAGATGTCAGTAGATATTATCAAACTTTCTCCTGAATCGTTCCAAACCATTTATCTTCGTAAAGAAGATAGAATTATTCTTCGTACAGAACAAGGTCGTAAGATTATTATCAAACGTATTATTCCAGAAGAATGGAAGCCTTGGAGAATTTACGACCAAGAATATGCGGTTAATGAGAACAAAAAAGAAATCTTCCTCATTGACAGAAATTTCTTACCACAAATTAATAATGAATTTATCAAAAAGATAAGAAGCAGAAATGTCTGAATTTAATCCTGCTGGATGCGATATTACTCAAGCAATCATTAGATCTCATAATGGATCTAAAGAATTAGACATATCTCCATCTATTGTTGAATTTGAAATAGTACAATCTATGGATAACGTAAGTTACAATGGAACAATTACGGTATTGGACACCATCGGATTACTTGAAGGGTTTCCTCTTCGTGCTGAAGAAACTATGCAGTTAACAATAGTAGGGTATGACTTAGGTACAGAAATTAATTTGATTACTCACATATATAAAGTTTCTGATATTCTTCCTTCTGAGAGTAATAACGGTGTTCTTTTTGTAATTCATTTTGTTTCAAATATTACATACAATGCAAGTAAGAGAAGAATTGTTAGAGCTTATAGAGGTAAGATAGATGAGATAGTAAAAGAAGTTTTCGATACTTATTTTACAAAACTTGGAAATGGGCAAACAACTGATCAGGACCCAAGAGCAAGATCTGCTCGACAACTTCCGTATGAAACTACGAAGTATTCAATCATCGATGAACCGGAAAGAAATTTCTATATCCAACCTACGGCTGGGCAAGCTAAATCTACTATTCCATATTATACACCAACAGAAGCCATGAACTTTCTCGCCTCAAGATCTTTTGCTGGTGACACATGTCCTTCTCAGACTTTTAGATTTTTTGAGACTCTTGAAGATTATTTCTTTGCGACTGACGAATATTTTATTGCACGAAATTCTGTTGCTGATTCAATTGATACATTGTTTTATGCTCCAGTTTCTTCTTTACATCCAGATTCAATTGACGGGCAAATCAATAGAATAGAAGATTTAAGAATCTTAAATAAAGGTATTGATACCGCAACAGATATATTCTCAGGATCTTATAAAAATTCTGTTCTTGAATTGGATTTAATTAGAGGAAGAGTTAATCTTCAAAGATTCGACTATTCCAACGATAAGCAAGCTCGCTATATTGACATGTCTGGAAATCCAAGAAATCTTGAAGATAACCCTCACACTCCAGAATTTAGAAAAGACACTTTCACAGACGAAAATGAAAGACCGTTTTTAGTGTTTAGAGATTACACTGGAAACGGAGATATTCCATCATACTTACACAACGACCGTCATGTCTCTGAGATTATATCTAATCGAGTTTCATACTATCACCATTTACATAATACCACGGTGTTTGCTTCTCTTAAAGGTAGAATAGATTTAAGACCTGGAAAAATGATTAATCTTGATATTAAGCAGTTAAACTCTTCGAGCGTTCTGCAAATAAATGATACCATGTCTGGTAAATACTTAATTAAATCCGTATCTCATAAAAGAGGCATGGACGGAATTTTAAACACGGGATTACAACTTGTTAAGTTTGATTGGAGTGGTACAAGTTTATCGCCTTCAAACGAAGAGTTTAGAATATAAGGATGATAAATGTTTGAATTTGGCGTAGGAATTAGAAATCCATTATTTTTTATCGGTGTTGTAGAAAACAACGTCGATCCTCGCCGCGAACAACGTGTGCAGGTTAGGGCTTTTGGAATACACGGAACTAATCGTGATATTCCAACAGACGATCTTCCTTGGGCTATTTGCATTAAGGGTGACTATGACCCAAACGGTAGCCCAGGTCTTGGATTACCAGCAGTTAACTCATGGGTATTTGGCATGTTTCTCGATGGAAGAGAAGCCCAGCAACCGATGATTCTCGGTTTAGTTCCTAAACAAAATACAGCTTCTCCTGATCCAAGACTTGATGGGTATGGTGCTATTCCTCCTGAAAATGGTGATTTGTTAGCAAGAGGTTCAGATCCTGACAACTACGGTCAACCGCAGAACTCAAAACTTGCTCGCGGAGAAAACATAGAAGAAACTCGTGTACTAGAACATGAAGCAACTCGTGTTACTGGTATTAAAGTCGGTGGAACAGAAGAAACTTGGGATGAACCAGGCCCAGCATACGCAGCGCAGTATCCATTTAATAGAGTCATAGAATCAGGTGCTCATACAATCGAATTAGATGATACACCCGGTGCAGAAAGAATTATGATTACTCATAGTTCTGGTTCCTATGTTCAAATAGATAGCCGTGGAACATTTACAGAAAAAGCTGTATCTGACAAATACGAGATAAACGACAGAAGACAGAATATCTATGTTGCTGGCGCAAGTACAGTAACTATTATGGGTAATAGCTACGTCTATGTACGTGGAAATAAGACTGAAGAAATTGAAGGTGATTATCAGCAGATCGTTCGTGGTAATCATATGCTTTCAGTTGGCGGACAGATGAATTTCAATGCGTCAGAGCAGGTTCAAATGCGAGCTGCGGATGTTAAGATACAAGCAAATGTAGGCACTATGTCTATTCATGCCGCAAAAGAATTACAAACCGAAGCTGGAGTTGGTTGGTACGCAAAAGCTCCGTTAATGTGGGTTGAGAATAGCGGCAACTTAAATATTAAAACAAACAATGCAAATATATTCTCTACGTCTGAAATGAATATTCGAAGCAATGGCAAGATGAATATTCATTCGACAGGTGAGATGCATGTTAAGGCTAATGAATTGTTTATGACTGGTACAGCAGATGCCAATTTAAGTGGTCAAGTGCTTCATCTTCAGGCAAGTGGCAAATTAAGTATCACAGGTTCTACAGTAGCAATAGACGACATAATTAGTCTTGCAAACGGAGATTCGGATCCCGCGATAGACGCAGATGAAGCTGTAGTAGCAGAAGCTTCAATCTCAGCTGGCCGCCCAGAATTACCAGAACCAACTACAAAATCTACATCTGTTGTTCCAGCTGAAACGGGTGGTGCGATGGGTTCGGGTGGAATGGGTTCACGAGATGCCTTTGGAGAAGATGCATTCTCAGGTGGAGGAGCTGGTGGTGGGGCTGGTGGTTTCGGAGAATCAGTGCCAGTCACAGGAACTGTAACAGCAGCTACACAGAGTGCAGTAACTCCTCTACTTGACTTTATTGGAAATAAAGAAAGTGATGGATATGACGATATTTCTGGTCTTGTTTCAAGATCAAAATATCCAATTAAACCTCTCAGCCAAATGACAATTCAAGAAGTACTCGATTGGCAAGAAAGCATTGATGATTTCCAAGCTTCTGAAGCTTCTGGAAGATACCAAATCATGGAAGATACTCTACGTGGATATGACAACTCCCGTTCTTCTGGTCCAGGCAATCCTCTTTACACTAGAGCTGGTTTAAGCGCGGGTGATCTATTCAGCCCAGAGAATCAAGATAAAATGGCTATTGAACTTCTTAGAGGTAGAGGTCTCGATAGATACTTAGAAGGAACATTAACCCGTGAAGCGTTTGCAAATAATCTTGCAGCCGAGTGGGCGTCTCTTCCTGTAGTAACTGGTGTGAACGCAGGAAGAAGCGTATATGAAGGAGACCGAGCTGGCAATAGAGCATTAACATCGATACAAGAATTCTTATCTGTATTAGATCAGATTAAAACAAGATACGATACACCTGCATCTGGTAGCACAAGATTTTAAAGGACCGCAATAATGACTATACCACACTTAGATCCTTGTTTAAATCCTCAGCGTTATCAGCAAACGTATGTTACTCTTCCATACACAAATAGAGATGGAGAGTATACACTTAATGCTATAAATGTTTTCGAAGAGAATTTTAGAAATAGTATTTTACAAGAAACAAGCCGCAATCCACTTACTGTAGCTGTAAACAGATATGGCAACGATGTATTTTATGAATCAGTAAACCAGCTTAATAATGACTTTCTTCAAAGACCATATATTGTAGAAAGAATTCCATCTTATCCAGTATTAGCTGAAAGATTAGTTGGCGGAAGAGTTACACCATTTGAATTTGCTCAATTTATTAGCGACTATTCTTATTCTCCTACAACTGCTTTTGATTCATACAATTCAAATGGTCCAAGATTTCTTCAAGAATTAAATGATTTTTATACTGGTAGTTTTGCTTCGAGTGTATTAGGTGGGTTCTGTTCTCTTATGCCAAACATATTCGCTGCTATAGGAGGATTTTTTAGTCTTATAGGTCAGGTGCAAGGGTTAATTCAAGACGCACTATCTTTTATTAATAAGATTAAAAACATAGAAGATCCTATCAAAGCTTTATTTGAAAAAATAAAGGTTACAGCTTTAATTGAAGCTATTAAAGAAAAAATTACCAAGGCTGTAGAAGGTATTATTAACAAAGTAAAGAGTGCGATTGAAAACTTTAACATTGCAGATGTTGTTAATCAAGTTAAAACGTTTGTTAAAAATAATATCACAAAAAGAATTACTGCGCTAAAAGAAAGTATTGCTGCTTTCTTTACCGAAGAAAACATGAAGCGTATAATAGATAAAGTCAAAGGCTTAATTGATTATGCTATTGGTTTATTTGAGAATCCAAATATAGAAGAAATTCAATTCCTTATTGCGCGCTTCTGTGGATTTGCAGCTGGAATTGAAGGACTATTAAACGGTCTTCGTGGTCCATTAGACGACTTCTCGAATAGATATCTTGAAGTGTTTAATACGTTACAAAATGCTTCAAATAGAATAGTCGGTGAAAGTATTAGAGCTGGAGCGATAAGATATGCTCCTGAAGTAAGAGAAGAACAAATAAATACTGCAAGAGTGCAATGGGAATTAGCTGGTAATATAGCTCCAGTAACTACAGAAGAAATTAAAGATTTACCTCAATGGCAAGGTCTTCTAGATGGAAGATATTCAGATAAGTTACAGATCGTAGGAGCAAGATGGGTAACAAATGAACTTATGAAGCCAAATAACGAGGGATGGGATAATATGGACATCTATTTTAGATGTTTGATAATGAGATTACAAAAAGAAGCTAAAAGCGCAGGAATTATTAGTGGTCATTTATTCTTGAACAGTGGTTATCGCAATCCTAGATATAATGAGTTTGTAGGTGGAGCCAAAAGATCAAATCATATGGCAGGTGTTGCGGCAGATATATCATGGACTGGTGGAAAATATGGTAGCTCATCTAACAGAGAAGCTTTGATAGAAATGGCGCAGTTAGCTAGAAGAGTTGGTATAACTGGTAGAGGATTTTATCCTGACTTCTTACATATAGCTATGAGTCAAGAAAACTTTAGTAAAAGATCGGATATAACGGTGTAATATGGTAGTTAGTTTATTAACACCCAGAAGCAAAAAGATTACCATCTATACTGATTTCAAGAAGAATCTTGAAGTCAGCCCAGTGTCACAAGATATTACATTACTAAAAGATGAAGATTCTGTAAAAGAAGCAATTCAAAATCTTATTCTTACCGACCGTGGCGAAAGACTTATGCAACCGAACCTCGGTGGCAATATTCGAGCAATGCTATTCGAAAATATTACTCCTGCAGTACTTACTTTAATAGAAGATCAGGTTAGAACTACAATAGAATTATACGAGCCAAGAGCAGAACTTATTGATGTTATCGTCTCATCAAATATAGATGATAATATTGTAAAAGTTACTATCGTATTTTACGTAAAGAATAATCAGCAGCCGATATCTGTTGATGTATTTCTGGAGAGGACTAGATAACAATGGTTAAGTTAAACATTTCGGAATTAGATTTCGAGTCAATTAAAAGTCAATTTAAAGACTATCTGCGTGGGCAAACACAGTTCAAAGATTATAACTTTGAAGGCTCAAACATGAGTGTCTTACTTGACGTTTTGGCTTATAACACTTTCCAGAACAACTTCTATACAAACATGGCGATCAACGAGATGTTTCTTGACTCTGCAGTCTTGAGAAACTCTGTAATTTCACATGCTAAGGAACTCAATTATCTTCCTCGCTCGAGAAAATCTGCACGAGCTGTAGTAAGAGTCACAATCAATGATAGCACATTAGTAGGTCAAACTATTACTATTCCTCAATATTCAGAGTTTACAACAAGTTACCAAGGCCAGAATTTCACGTTCGTGACTGATCAAGCATATGTCGCTCGTAAAACAGCACCGGGCACTTTTATTGCTGATAATGTAGAAATCTTTGAAGGTGTGATGCTTTCAAGTTTTGAAAGAGAAGGTTATTTCGTAGATGACGACGGGATTCTTAGAGTTATTCTTACTAACGAAAACGCAGACGTAGACTCGATAGCTGTTTTCGTTGACGCTGAAGCAACAGAAGATGAGAACGTATTCATCCGTAAAAACGATATTTTTGGTGTTGGTGCTACAGATAAGGTTTTCTATGTCGAACCATATTATGATGGAAGATATACTGTTTACTTCGGAAACAATGTGTTTGGATTCCAGCCACAAGAATTTGAAGATGTTCGTGTAAGATATAGAATTACAAGTGGTGAAGAAGGCAACGGTGCTTTTGCGTTTTCCATTGGTCTTACATCGGCCTCTTCTACGGCAACAGTTGAGACAATTCAATCAGCGGCTGGTGGTGCAGAAAGAGAATCTCTTGAAAGCATTCGTTACTTTGCTCCTAAGTCTCTACAAATTCAAGAGCGCGCAATCACTGCGAGTGACTACGAGATTCTTCTAAAACAACGCTTCCCAGAAATTAAAGCTGTAGCAGCTTACGGCGGTGAGGATCTCGAACCTCCGCAATTTGGTAAAGTTGCTATTTCTGTTTATCTAGGCGAAGGGCGTGAGGGTCTTTCAAACACGCTATCTGCTGCTTATATTGATTATTTAAAAGAAAGAAGCCCGCTTGCAATTGAACCAGCATTTATTGAATCTGAATTCTTGTATTCGTGTTTAAACCTTGAAGTGTATTTTAATCCAAAGATTACAAGAAAATCTTCTGGAGAACTTGAAACATTAATTCGTCAAACTATTCGTAATTATGTAACAACAAATCTAGATGACTTTAATACTACATTAAGAGTGTCTAAACTTTCTGGTTTAATTGACGACGCAGACATTGCAATACAAAGTAATAGCATTTACGCTAATCCGTATATTGAATATTCGCCGGCGTTAAACGTATCTTTAAGCCCGTCATTTAAGTTCTTCGCAAGACTAATTAAACCGTATCCGTTCAGAGACAGCAATGGATTTTCTGATTATAAGCCATCTGTTAAAAGCAGCATATTTACGTACAATAACGTAGAATCTTATTTACAAGATGATGGTCTTGGAAAGATACAGATCGTAACATCAGATCTTACTAATCCTCAAATTATTAAACCTGACGCCGGTACTGTTAATTATGACACTGGTGAGATCAATCTCGTCGGCTTTAAAACTCAAAGATTTGTTGGTTCTGGAATCAAGATTATGGTAACGACAAAGAAAGATGATATTACTGCTCCAAACGGTAGAATATTCTTTATTAAAGATGAGGACGTAACAATTAATCTTATAGAGTCTAACTAATGTCAGTAACAGAAAAGAACATAGCCTTTAAAATAGCGCAGCAGTTTCCAGCTCTTTATAGAGAGAATGGTCCTGAGCTTGTAAAGTTAGTTGAAGAGTACTACAGATTTCAAGAAACTCAACCTAATCAAAGTGTTTATAACGCTAGAAGAATGTTCGAGTATAGAGACATTGCCAATACTCTATCAAGTATGATTGTGTTCTTTCAAAAGAAATTTCTTGCCGATCTTCCTCTTCTTGATGACGCAACTGTAAGATTTGTAGTTAAAAACATTCTAGACCTTTATAGAAGAAAAGGTACAGAAGCTGGTATACTATTATTCTTTAGAATGTTTTATTCTGAAGATGTAGAAATTAGATACCCTTCTCAATACATGTTAAAGCCATCTGATTCTAAATGGAAAACCGGCACATATCTTCAGCTGTTCACAAACAACAATTTGTTCTATGCTAGTGATAATATTACTTATTACACATATAAAGATTTAATTAGCCAAAATATTTACGGTTCTATTTCAAAAGCAAAAGCAGTCGTAGATAAAATAAACTTTCTTTTAGTAAACAAAACAGTTATACCTGTTTTATACATCACTGAAGTAAAAGGATCGTTTACTAAGTTTGATGATATTATCTGCAGAATAGATGGTGAAGATATTTCTTTCGGCGTTCTAAATGGTTCTGCTTCTTCACTTGAAGTAGATTTAGATTACGGTGGAACTACTGGAAATCAAATAGGTGATATTTTAAATATTGTAAGTCCGACTGGTAGAAACGGTAAAGCAATCGTTACTGCTACTGAAGACGAATTTACTGGTACCGTGAATTACAGAGTTTTAGATGGTGGATTCGGATACACTATAGAAAATACAAAGTTACTCGTTTCAAACCAAGTTGTTATTCTAGATAACGCCGACTTTAAATTTAATTTACTTGAAACTCTAAGAGATTCGGCCGGTAATGAAGGTATTGTCATAGGACAAAACTCAGTTGCGGTCGGTGTAAGAATGAACACCGGTGACTCATTTAGTATCAGCCGTCCTATTGCAACAATAGACAGAGCTTCTAATTTTACACTCACTGGTGTTCTAGGAGTTGCTCCTAAGAACGACACTTCGCCAGGTCCATTATTCCCAGAAGGCAGCCCAGGCGACGCAAACACTGATGTTATTATAGAAACACTAAGTAATATAGAAACAGTTTCTCTTATAACTGATCCTATTCAGCCGTTTTTAAATGTTAATATTAATGCTGCTAATTACAACGATCCACCTGCCACACAACCTATGTCTGGAGTAGCGGATCCGGTTACTCTTGCTACGCCACTTAATCAGGCATTTGATTTAACACCGTTTAATATTGGAACTATCGCTTCATTTAAAAATATAAATCCCGGTGAAGATTATGTAAACGACGTGTTTTCTCTTGCTAGAGATGAAGTAATAATTGCATTTGATAGATTTGAACAAATCATACTTGTCGATGATTTCAGCGCAGCCTTTTCTGTAGGAGACGCGATTACACAGCCTGCGCTCGGTCTTTCTGGTGTAATCACAGCTATAGATAGTAGCAATTCTATTATTAAAGTAAGACCGTATAGCTACTATGGATTTAAGAGCACCAATCCAATCGTGCACAAAGGAAACTCTTATGACGTGCTTGCAGTAGAAAGAGATTATTCTTCTGAAAGATTCGGTGAGAACGCAGATATAGAATCTAAAACATTATTTTCTACCGGAAGAATTTCAGCTGCGAAGATTTCAAACTCTGGTTTCGGTTACATTGATGGCCAAGAAGTATTCCTTACAAATGATGCAGGAGAAATTCAAGCTCGAGCTATTGTTAGAGCCAATTCGCAAGGTATTACTGCTGGTTTCTGGGGTAGTTTAAATTCACACCTCAACGGCTATGTTAAAACTGTTGCAGATGACGGTGTAGATGAGTATTTTAACTCTAACATGAAGATACAAGATAGCGATTACTATCAAGAATATTCTTATGAGATTACTTCTACTATTGACGAAAATCAATACAGAGATATCCTGACTAAAAACATGCATATTGCAGGCACGAAAATGTTTAGCCAGTTTTCATATAAGAATAAAGTAGATATTGGAGTTTCACATAGATTCTTTGTTTCGACCAAAGACGATTTTATTGAAGGTGGGCCAGATATTGTTGGACCAAACCAGCCAGGATTACCGCAAAATGTTACTTCAGACAACGCAACTCGTACAGTAGACGCTACCACGTTTACTTCAGATATAATTTAAAAATAAATACATTAAAAATATTGATAGGAGCTAGCTAACATGGCTAAACAAGTAATCGGCGTAGGTGCTGCAGCAAACGATGGCACTGGTGATCCACTTAGAAATGCTATGGTAAAGATCAATGCCAACTTCACTGAACTATATAACGGTCAGTTTTCAGGCGCGTACGCTGATTTAACTGGTAAACCTACAATACCAACAGATTTAACTGATCTCGGAATCACTGATGGTACGAGCAATCAAGTTCTTACGACAGATGGTGCTGGCAACTTTACATTCAGAAACGAAACGGCGGGTTCTGGTGGAATTGATTTAACAGACTTAAGTGTAACTGTTGCAGCCGCTGGATCAGCTAATTTAGCTTACAACAATGGAACTGGTGTATTTACATTCACACCTCCGAACCTAAGCTCATATGCGTTAAGCAGTGCTATACCAACAGATTTAACTGATCTTGGGATTATCGATGGAACTAATGGCCAAGTATTAACAACAAATGGTGCTGGTGGATTTACATTTACTACAGTAAGTGGTGGAGGTTCTGGTCTTCAATCTAGAGGAACAGTAAACGGTACTACTGCATCTCTTGCTAGCAACGCGACTGGTAACCTAAACATTACTGGATTTAAGTCTTACGCTCTTATGGCTATTCAAACAGATAGAGCTGCATGGGTTAGAATTTACGCTAACGGAGCAAGCAGAACATCAGACGCTTCAAGAACACAAACGACAGATCCTGCTCCAGACGCTGGAGTTATAGCAGAAGTTATTACTACCGGGGCTCAGACTGTTCTTATTTCGCCCGGCGTGTTTGGATTTAATTTTGAAGGTACTCCTACAACGAATATTCCATGCGCAGTAACTAATCTTTCAGGTTCTACTTCAACTGTCGTCGTTACTCTTTCAGTACTCCAGTTGGAGGCTTAATAGATGCTTAGAGAGTGGATTGTAACTCTTCATAAACATGAAGACCTAGAGGGTTTCTACGAAGATATGGAAACCCCAGGCGGAAACTTGTTTATTCCAAACAGAGCTGTTGACTTAGTAAAAAGAAGACCGATGAGTAGAAATACTCATTATATGCTTACAAGTGAAGAAGCAGAATTACTAAAAGCAGACGAAAGGGTTTGGGATGCAGAGCTAGCAGAACTTGTAAATCTAACTACAAAGCCAGCTGGATATAAGATTACAAGTGGAACATTCTCGAAAGATTTTTTTACTGATGTAAATGATATTAACTGGGGTCTTCTTAGACATTCAGAAGCGTCAAACAGATCAAACTGGGGCGACAATGGTACATCAAATATTGTATCAGACCTAACCATCACCGCTTCTGGTAAAAATGTAGATGTTGTAATTTTTGATGGCCACATCGATCCAGCACATCCAGAATTTGCAGTAAATCCAGACGGAACAGGTGGTTCTAGAGTTGTTCAATACAACTGGTTCCAGAATAACGTGGGGTTTGGTACTGGTGCCTATGTTTACACCCCTTATGTAGATGGTGGAAACGCGAGTAGAACTACAGATAACAACCACGGGTGTCACGTAGCAGGTACTGTAGCCGGTAATACTCAAGGTTGGGCTCGAGATGCAAACATTTACAACATCAGCATCTATGCTACAAACCAAAACTTCGGAACTCTTGGCTTAGATTCTACGACATTCTGGGATTATGTTAGAGCTTGGCATAATAACAAACCAATTAATCCTGCTACTGGAAGAAGAAATCCAACAGTAACAAATCATAGTTATGGTAGCAGCCTTGAATTTGGTACAGGTGACTTCGGTGAAGTTACACGTGTAAATTATCGCGGTACAGATTTTAATCCAGGAAGAAGTCTTACTGTTGGCGAACTTCAAGATCGTGGGTTTTATACTAGTGACACCACGCCAGACGTTCCATATTATTTTACTTCACGCCAAGCAGATATTCAAGACTCTATTAATGACGGAATGATAGTAGTTGCTGCAGCTGGAAATGAATATTGGAAGACGGTTAATTCTTCAGATCAAGATTACGACAACATTTTCTATGCTACATACTTTGGATTTAATTATACTTGGTTTTTAAATAGAGGAACTGGTGCAGTAGCAGGATATGCTCCTGTTATCACAGTTGGTGCAACAGGAAATAATAATACAGAAGACAAAGCGGTGTTTAGCAATTGCGGAAGTCAAGTAGATGTTTTTGCTGCAGGCGAAGCAATTCAAAGTAGTCTTCATACCGGAGGTTCTGCTGATCCAAGAAACGCTTCTTATCGTAGAGGAAAGTATCAAGGTACAAGTATGGCTTCCCCTCAAGTATGTGGAGTCTTAACATGTCTTGCCGAGAGCTGGCCCACTATGACTCAAGCAGAAGCACACCAATGGGTTATTGATAATGCTAATTTAAACCAAATGGCAGATTCCGGAACCGACGATGCTATGGATGTTCTAAGTCTTCAAGGAGCAGCAAATAGATATCTAAGATGGATCAACCAAAGATCTGAAACTGGTTCGTCGTTTCCTCAGAAAAATTTTAGACCAAGACAAGTAAGTGGAAGAACTTATCCTCGTCCTCGCATAAGAAGAAGAGGGTAAAAATTTGATTATAAATATTAGAAAACAGAGAGATCGAAATGGCTGAAATTCTTACCACAAAATTAAAAAATGACACTGTAAGGTTGTTTTATGACGACGTGCAGAACAATGATTATTATGTGTTTGTTTCTTCGGTAGCTACAGATCCGTTAACAAGAATTAATGCTGAAAACTCTCAGTACAGTAAAAACTTATTTCTAGAAAGAACTCTTTTCGGTAAGAAAATATTTAGTTCTGATGTTAAATTCATGATTAAATATTATCCTTGGCAAAAGGACCTAACATACGTTCAATATGATGATAGAGAAAATCTTCAAGACAAGAGATTTTATGCTGTAGTTAATCCAACCAACAGCGATGAAGACTATAGAGTTTATAAATGTTTAGCCAACGGCAATGACTCTCCTTCTACTATCCCTCCAAACTTTATTGCTGGTATAGATGTTTACCCACTACCAGATGGTTATGTTTGGCAATTCATGTAT